GATGGTGAATCTAAGCTAAACGCTTTATCTTTTGTTGTGTGATCGCCACCTGGTATACTAAATGCTCTATTTTTTGTTGTGTGGTTTTTACCTTCAATATTAGGTATTGGCATTTTACCTAGTGCGTCAGGACCTTTTATTCCAAAAGCTTGATCGCTTGTTGTGTGAGGCTTTCCTGATTCTCCTGCTATTCCATCTTTTGCAGGATGGTTAGCTGCAAAATCCCAAGGCTCTATTTCTGCTGCTGGGTAAGCTACTCGAGGTTTAATATCTTGCTGTATTGGTTTTATAGAAAAATTACCTAATGGGTTTACAGACGAACCTACAGGCTGTTTTCCTTTACTATTTTTCTTAAGATATTCTTCTAAATTACTAAATTTAAATGCCATATTAACTTCCCTGTGGTCCTATTGCTAAGTTGATTACTTTCCCTACTTCCCTTCCGTCCATAACCACTTTACCTCCTTGTGAAATTAGTGCTATCAATTCATCTAATTTTGCTACAACTACATTTTCATCGTCTTCACCACCTCCGCCTTTTTTACCGCCTCCTTCACCTCCAACACTTACATCGCCTATTATGCCTAGCTGTGCAAGTTTTTCAATTACTGGTAATAATGGTGCAATAAGTGTAAGAGCTCCTGCAAACATAACTAGCCCCATTGACATTGCCATAAATCCTGGAGCTCCAAACAGCATAGCAACACCTGCCGCTCCCATAGCTCCCATTCCTGCAGCCATCATTAGCATTTGCTCACCTTGCATTAACTCAGTAGGTATCATTCCCATTGCCGTACCAAACACAATAAGACTTCCTGCTGCAACTAACATTGCTAGAGAACCTGCAACTATAAGCCCTGCACCAAATCCTAAAAATGCAAATGCACCACCTAGCCCTATAAGTACTGCCGCAAAAGCTATCATGTTTTCAACAGGTACTCCTGCTACCATTTGAAATGCTAATGCGGCTGGTATCATTGCTGCAGCGATCATCATTAGACCGGCTGCTCCTATAAATATTGTTGGCAAAAATCCTATTCCTGCAATGGCCAATGCGAGTACTGAAAGTACTGCTGCAAAGTTCCACATCTCACCCATTGGCAAGCCTGCAACCATCTGAAAAGCAACTGCAGCTATTATCATAGCTGGCGCCATAAGCAATAATCCTAATGCACCTATAGGTAATGTACCTAACATTCCAATTCCTGCAAATGCTAAACCTAACACACTTATTACTGCTGCAAAATTCCACATCTCACCCATTGGAATTCCTGCTATCATTTGGAATGCTAAAGCTGCAGGTATCATTGCTATTGCCATAATAAGTAACCCTGCTGCACCTATAGGTAAAGTACCTAGCATACCTATCAATGCAACTGCAAGTCCTAGCACACCTAACACTGCCGCAAATCCAATCATAGCGTCAACAGGCACATCGGCTATCATACCGAATGCAAATGCTGCTGGTATTAAAGCAGCTCCCATTATTAAAAGCCCGGCTGAACCTTTAAGTATCGAGCTTGATGATTTACCCATAAGTTTCATTGCAACTGTCATTGCAATAAGAGTTCCTATACCTGCCAGTATACCTTTAACAGGCACACTTGCCAAAGCTGCAAAGCCTGGCACAAATGCTAATAGTGCAATACCCATACCAATCATAGCTACTATACCTTTTGCAATTGATCCCCACTTAACTTTGCTAAACGAGTTAAAGAACCTTGATATTACATTGCCGTCCTTTTTTGGCATTTTGTTCATTTTTGTTGTAAGCTTGTTACCAGAGTCTACTGGCTTCTGTATCTTACTTAACAGTCCTTTATTTGAGTTAAACCTCATATCTGGAGTACCATCAGCTTTCATTGGGCCTGCTGCTGCAGCTTGTGCAATTTTAGAGCCACCGCCACCAAATGCTTTCTTCCATAGCATGTGAGCTTTTTCTTTCAAGTACATAGCAATTTTAGTATTACCTAATGATTTAGTAAGTGCAAGAGTTGCAACCAAAGTTTCTGCGTTTCCTTTTGCAAATTCCCAACCATCTGACAAGAACCCAGCACCAGCTGCCCAGCCTTCTGCTTGTTTGGACCCTGTCTCTGTAAGACCTGCAGCCAAGTTTAATTGTTTTTGCATTTCGCCTGTTGATAGTCCCATCAATGCTGCAGCTTTCTCCTTCTGGAAATAATCCATTTTATTAAATGCATCTATACCTCCAAGCTGGCTCAGCATTTCTTTATATCCGCCTTCTAAATCTCCACTATATATTAACTGTTGAGCCTTGCTTACATCAATGCTTCGGTTTAATAGAACAGATAGTTGCATCGCTTCATTTCTTGCGTTGTCTATATCCATTAACTTAGATGCAGTCTTGCCCATTTGATCTAATGATGTACCCATCTTAGCAGCTTCTACTGCTGCCTTACCTAGTGCTTCAACATTGTCATATCCAAAACTAGCAATCAAATCGGCACTGTTAGCTACGTCTTTCATGACTTTACCTATAGGTACGTTAGCACCTCTTGCTAGATTTTCAACTGTCTTTAATGTTGCCTCTGCAGTATCTGCTGATCCGCCGTCTATCATACTTGTGAGTGCAAATAACTTACCTGCTTCTGATCCAGATAATTTCAATCTCTTTGCCATGTGGGCAGCGTTCTCTGCCATACCCACCATTTCAGGTGTCATCGATCCCATCTGCTCTGATACGCCTGCAAATGCTTCACCTATTTCTTTTGCAGATATTCCAAAGGCAAAAGCTTTTATTGAAGCTACACCTAAATCACCTGCCATCTCCATTGACTGATCTCTTGATAGCCCCATGTCGCCACCAATTCCACTCATAGTTGCAGCAAAATCGACTCCGTTTTTTAACATAACCGCTGTGAACACACCAGCTGCTATTTTTGGATCGCTTGCTAATACATTTATATCTTCGAAAAATCCTTTTATTTTTTCGCCATTCTCTCTAGATTTATTCTCGTAATCTTCTTTCTTCTCTAGTAATTTAAGCTCTTCCTTCTTAGCTTTATATAAAGGATCTTCTAATTTTTTCTTATCTCTAATTATTTTGAGTATTGCTTCTTCAGCGTCAACAATTCCATCTTTTGTTTCTGCCATAAGCAAGCCAGTTTGATAGTTCTGGTTATGAATAAGCTTCTGTTTGTTTGAAGCGTCATACATTGATTGTTCAGATGCTAGATTTGCATTGTTTAAGTTCTGGTCTTGTACCTTTACTTGTAAAATTTTGTTACCAAGCTGAGCCAAGTCACGAGCATTTTGTACTCGCTTCTCATCGATATCTAAACCTGCCTGAACAAACTGAACAAATGACTTCTGTGTTTGGAGATCTTCGTTCCTAAGCTGAAGCTTTTGCTTCATCACATTCTTGACATCGTTCTCAAGAGATACAATCTTCTCTAGTACAGAAGACTCCTGACTTAATAAGGAGTTTAGCTCTTCTTGATCTTGCGTTTTATCATTGGCCATAATTTATATTTAATCGTATTTATTATAGTTAGTCATGTTAGCGGCTGCTTTGTCTATCAAATCTACAGAATCATAGTAATGCTCGGCTGCCTTCTTACCTTCAGGCCCTGACTTTGCTAGCTGGTTCATAGCTGAGTCAAATCTTTTGTCGTTTGCTTTCTTAAGCACGTTGGTTACGTGATTAACGATATTGTCGATAATACCTTCTTTTGTCAAATTTTTATCTTTTGACATTTCAAGCTTTATCTTTTCTTTAACATACTCTCGTAATTTTTTGATACCCATGACATCTCTCCTTGTACTGTTATATAGTTTAATATAAATATCAAGATTTTTGAGATTTCGCAAAAGATGGAATGTTTATTCCCTTAGGAGATTTGCCTTTCCCTTGAGCTTTATCCATCTGCTCGTTTTCTTTCTTATGCTGTTCGTTTAATTTCTTATAATAAAATATTCTAAGATAAACAGGCATATTATATACATCATCGTGTGAAAACCCACCATTAGAGAAATACAGAAGCTGAAATATCTGCTCGTGTAGAATGGGCCTATAGCTAGACCCTAGGCCAAAAAAACTCAACGGTTAAAGGAATCTGTACTGAGTCTTCATGTCCGCATTCGCCGCATTCAAAGAAGTGAGTCATATCAACATCAGGTGTTACTAGATCCAAGTTCTTTCTAAATGCTAATGAGTCTCTAGATATAAATTCATTTTCAATGAACGAATCAATTTCTCTTCTATCGTCTTCGCCATCAACTGAAAGTATCATTGCTTTAAGTCTGCTTGTTAATTCAAATGAAATTTGAGAAGAATGAGCTTTTTTCTTCATTTTTTTAGCTGTTTCAGCAATCTTAGCTTCATCTGAGTGGGACAAGATCTTGAATGCTATAACCTTCTTGCTTAAAGGTAAAGTGAATTCAAATATATTTTCGTTTTTAGATGTTATATCTATGTCTTTGTTGTCTAAGTTTGCAAGATCAATAGTTTCAGTTGATTTAGCCTGGCACTTAGGACATGTTTGTTCAATAGGATATTCAGCACCGTAACCTAACACTCTTGCTGCTACCATAATTGCGTTTTTGTCTCCTAACACAAGGTCATCATAATTAACTCGCTTGCCTTCTCCGTTTCCTACAATAAGAGATCTTAATAACATATCAATCACAACACCTTTCTGAATAAGATTTTGAGAAGTAAGAATATCTTCTTCTTTAGCAGTCATATACTTCATTTCTACTCGTCCAGTTGATAGTGGGTGGTCTTTATGATATAATAAACCTTTACTTGGTAAATCTATAATCTCTGTTGGGAATTTAGCTTCCTTTGCTTGAACAATCTTTGCATCTTCTACTAACTGTTGCTTTAATTGATCAGTTGATAATTCTTTTCCTGGGTAATTTTCTGTTACTTTTGTCATAATGCTACTCCTTTATTTTTGTTTTAATATAACTTGCATATATAAATATATATAAACAAAAAAATAGCCCAAAATAAATTGGGCTATAATTTCGTTATTGAATAATCAATTAGTATTGTAAGATTGCGTAATCAAATCTTAGAGTCATTGTAATGATTGCTGGCTCATTGTCATTTTCCCATGTTACTTCACCAAAGTCAGCTTCTGTAATGAAAGCACCTTTAAGTGTCCACTCTTCTACCTTATCACCTACAGGTCCTAAAATATTGATTGTACAGTCTTTTTTGTAAAAGTCTGCATAACCATTTCTACCTGTTACTGATTCGTGGTGTAGTCTTACCCATTCCATAACAGCCTGAGCACCTGAAGGTACAATTGGATCATACAGCTCTAAGCTTATAGTTTCCCATGTACTTCTACCTTTTAAGTGTCTTTCGTTATTTATATGTTTAAGTGTTACGTCCCCATTAGCAATCTTTGGCCTTGCAGCTTTTCTGATTAAGTATGATGGAAGTCCGTCCACATAAAATACGTATCTATTTTTTACCTTTGGTTCAAATGCTGTGAACATCATTTCCGTTGGGTCGATTAAATTTGCCATTTCTTTTTCTCCTGTTTATTTAATATAAATATCACTTAGTCGTTAAACGTTGCACCAGTTGGCATAATGTTAAAGTCAATAACAATAAACTCTGCTGCCTTAGCCGGCTGAATGAATATATCACCTTTCATGATATTTCTATCAATCACATCTGGTGTGTTATTCGATTCATCCATAACAACCTTAAAGGCATATAAACCTTGTCTTTGTTGTACAGATTCCATGTAAGGGTTAACTTGTGATAAAAATCGGTTTCTAGTTGTTGCTGTGTTATTTTCAAAGATTAAGTATTTAGATACTGAAGCGATGAATTTTTTAAGATTGATTAGTAGTCTTCTAACGTTTACTCTATCTAATGCTGATGCTTTCTTTTGGAGAGTTTTCTGTCCCCAAACAACTACACCTTCACCAGGGAAGGTTGCAATTGGATTTACATTAGCTTCGTATAAAGTATCTCTGTCAGCGTGTGCTAATTTTCTTTCTGCTTGTACTACTATTTCTTGTCCACCTCTATTCAAACCAGCAGGTGCAAACCATTCTGCAGATACCTTATCGTTGAATGCATAGATACCTGGCATAACTGCCGATTGAGGAACCCAAACATATCTTCCTGTTTGTGAGTCCGCAATTTGTACCCATGGCCAATACATTGCGCCGTATGATGAATCCTTGTCGTTTGCTTCTGTAACTGCATTTGCAAGAGCCATTCCATAAGGTACAGGATCAATGATTGTCATCATATCACCACGTCCTTCACATGTAGTAAGCATATGTTCTGTAATATTGTTATGGTCTTTGTCGTTAACACCTGGAGCAATTAGCAAGTTGATATCATATTCATCAGCGTTTGATAACAATGAAATTGCATTTATGTAAGAATTATTGGCATCTGCACCTAAAGTTAAATTTAATCCTTGATTGTCAGATATACCAACTTTGTCGTAGAAGTTATGGGGATGAATTGCTTCAACACCATTGTGTCCACCACCGAATGAACCTGAACTTACCATTGGTAAAGAACCTGTTTGTTTTGTATCAACTAACTCACCGTTGTCATCTAAATAATCAACTGTCTGTAATACTGATGCTTCATCAATGTAAACATATTTTGAACGATTTGGATATGAACCAAAAGGCTGTATAAATGGAGTGACTCCTGATTGATCGCAAGTATTATATTGAGTACCTATGTTGTTTCCTATATAGTTATTAGCACCTGGGTCTAATGAACAACCATTCCAAGTTTCTAAAATAACTTTACGTTTCTTTGTATCATCACCTCGTCTAACCAATACAGTGAATGTACCTTTTGTTTGAGATATATTTGATACTTCCCATCTTAAATTATCTTTTGTTCCGTATTTAACAGAACCTGTTGTAAGTAAATCGTTTTTACCAACACCGACAACACCAGCAGATGTTTGTGGAGTACTGTTCATAACTGTACCATCACCGATTGTTTTTATTTTGAATGAAGCTGTAAAGTTATTCCATGTTGTTGGATTACCATCATTAGCTAATGCTTTAGGTACACCTGAAAGAGGTGTAGTAGGAGATAGTTCATTCATTACAGTGATTCCACCAACTGATGCACTAAATGCGTTGTTGTTTAAATATCCAGAAGAACCACCTAAAGCAGAGCCTGAACTTATAGAACCAGATTTA